GTTGTCGCGTGCAGCTTCCTTGAGTGATTCCATTTCGCCCTTCGTTACTGGCGTTGTATCTTCACTTTGACGGCTTACAAGATTTCCGTTGTCATGCTTGTACAAAAGTGATGGATATAACTCAACCATTGTCCACCACAATAACGATTTTAACACGTAATCATTCAACAATGTTTCGTAATCGCCAGACAAAGTTCCTGCGCTAACATCTGATTTGATTTTATTCATTAAATCAGTACCAAGATAGTTAGTGATTTGCTTATCCTGCGCCAAATAAATGGCAGGTCGAATAATGTTTGGATCAACAGCATCGGTAATAGCTGTGTATTTCTTTAAGTAATCTTCAGTGATTAATAATATTTCGGGTTGTATTGCCATTTTTATTCGTATTTATTTAATTCCAAAACGTGGATTGTCGGGTAAAAATCCATTATAGGGCATATCTTTTGGACGCGTTTCAACTAAATAATTGTTGCGTACTTTATACCCTGCTTTTTCCGCCATGCTCCACGCTCTTTTTCTTGCGTTTGGGTTGTTTAAATCCAATCCAAATCCCTTCGCGCTAATGTATAATTCTTTCTTGAAGATATGGCCACAGTTACCCCCTCCTTTATACAACCAGACGCTATATGTATCAGCCCCATACGGCCCCCAACCTGGATTAACTGCCTTGTTGTTTAATGCCATTAAATCCTCTTTGCGGTATAGCTTATCAGCAGCAATCATCTTGCGACAAAATGGTCTTGAAGATGCAGTTAATTTTCCAAAATAACGATAACGCACGTAGTAAGTTTTGCCATCAATCACTTTATCTTGTTCGCTCGTTGCATTTGGTTTGGCAGTGCCTGTACTTACCGCTTGTTTCACTTGTTCGATACCATCGAATATGTGCGCTAATGCTTCGTTTTCGATGTCGTCATTCTCGTAATCAACGTCATAGCTATCTAACAAAATCCAATCTTCATTTGGATCTTCACCCAGTGCAATTAATTCTTCTGCGATGTCATCTAAATTTACTTCCTCGCGTTCAATTATTCTCGCGGCCCAATCACGACCAGCATCACCGCCCCACAATTGCCAAGCGATACGACCTGCGGATGGAAATCCTTCTTCGCCATTATTCCAACCACTCGCTTCTTTATCGACTTCATGACGCGCAAAGTAACTATTCATGCGCTTCACTGTATCGAGTGATAAATTACGTTTATTGCTAATGTCACGCGCTCTCGCTACACCTACTTCCGTTCCACCTCTACCATATTCATCGCGCCACTTTAAACCAAGTTCCGCTTCTGCGGCCATTTCATCGGTGGGAGCAAAAGAGTTCTCCTCCGCTAAAACTTTTTTTTTTTGCTCTATTTGAGTGGTGGGAGTAGTATTGGCAGGCGGTGAATAAATCAAATCATTCTGCGTTATTTGAACTGTTGCATTTATTGCAATAACTGAAAATAAATATTCAACGCTATCAGTAATCATTCGTTGAAATGGCTCAATTACTTGTTTGGTGAAAATCCACATTGCTTGTTTCATTTCATCAGTATTACTGCCTAATCCACCACCATCGCGAATACCGAAAAGTAATGGACTTGTAACGCGGTGAGAAATCAAAATTTGTTTGGTGCTTTCTTCACTCAAAAATTCATATTGTTTATCTGCATCAGATATTGGAAATGAAGTGAACTCTACACCCCTATCACGATCCTCGTTGAAAAAAGTTAAAACCTTACCTGCATTCTCCGCTCCTTGTATCGCTTGTTGCAATTGGTTCTTAATCATTCGTTGTTCCTCTAACGATGGAATGCCATTGTTAAACGAAGTAATTAATGAAGGAAAAAAGCCGTTTAATATATTATTAACGTGATATTCGCTAATCTGACGCGTTAACTCGATGTAATTTACACCACCTATATAATCGGGTTTGGGATAATATTCGCTACCCGGTACAATCGAATGAACGAACATCACTTGTTTTGGACATTCATCTTTGTAATCGGGATTAAACATTGGAATATAAGAAGGTGTGTTCTTCTTTTTGCGCGTGTCGTTCCAATCACGAGAGTAATAAATACCACTCACATCATCATTGTCATCGCTCACGCATAAACGACAATTCTCAAAAGGCAAATGATTTATTTGTGCAATGGTGCTTCTATCCATCGACCAAATAATTTCCCAATAAAATCCACCGTGCAATTTCAAATCGAGCGCGGTGCTGTGTCTTATCTTATCTAATTGTAATCGTGTGATTTCATTCGATGCTTCTGCGCTACTTGACACGAATGATTGTCCTGCAATCATAAACGCAATCGAGTTTACAATGCTTCCGTGTACTGGCGATTCGTTATATAACTCAATGAGATATTGCGGAAATGTATTCCCTTCACCATAACTCACAAATCCCTTCCTATCTTCAACTTCAATAGGTTGAATCTTTACATATTTGGACAACTCAACTTGCGTTGCTCCTATGCGTTGTTTTATTTCGTCAACTAAATTAGGCATTGTATTCAATATCAGATGGGATTGTTAGTGTTGGTTGATCGTAGTAATCAATGAGCGAACTGAATTGAACAAAACCTCTTTCAATTTCACCGACCACCACAGCGTCAGTAGGATCCAGGTTAGTATTTGAATTTTGACCGTAAACAATAAAATTCCAACGGCCACCATGATTGATGAGAATCGATGCGTTAGTTGGATCATCAGCATTCGTACTAATACCCAAAGTTGTAATTCTTTCGTTCTCATCTATAATGGTTGGAATCACGTATAACAACTCCGAAGTTAGTTCATTTTGTAACACCAATAAATAATCGGTGTATGTTGTTGAAAAAAGTAAACTCCCCTGCTTAAGTGAGAGCAGGAGAGTTTGAGATGCAGTATTTGATTGCAGGTAATTCACTCTGCAAATGTATTAAACGGGTGTAGCTGCATCAATGTTGAAATCGGAAGCAAATACTCCGTCCTCAATTCGATACGCTTTGTTCTTGGAATCAGATGTGAATGTAATGGTGTAACCATTCATATCACCTTTCGCTGTTCCTGTCATCGTAGATGCTGCGGTTACTTCCGCGCCATCCTCATAACCCACAACCCAATAGTTATCGTTGGTATCTAATACAACAATAAACAATCGATTCTTGGCAATTAACTCTAATTGTTTTCTGCGTTGATAGCTTAGTTTGTGGAATGATGCAGTAACTGTTTGCGTGTAGAAAATCGTTCCATTCTCAACGCTCGAAGCCACTTCCTCTGTGAAGCTACCCGTTGACTTTGGTAATACAAATTCAAACAAACTTGCGGCAGATGCCGAAGCTGTAATTAATTCGGTTGGTGCGTCAATTGTCAACTCACCTGCAAATAATGAATGCGCATTTAAATAAATCTTTTTGATGCCACCAATTCCATCCTTACACTGTAAACCAAATCCGTTAGTAATTGTACACATTTTTTTATATTTTTTATTTAATAAAATGGGGAGCAGTCGTAACCACTCCCCTTTTATATGTGGTTAATTAATTAGGTGTTAGAACCGAAACAAACATCTTGGTAAACTCCAACTTGCACGCCTGTACGGAAACGCATTGCCATTCTTACGTTATCAGAGGCATCGGTCAAAGACATATCAACAACTTTAACTTCTGCGTAATCAGAATTAGCATCAACACCAACAAATAAGTTAGATGGTTGTGCAGCGATTACAGTTCCTGCGCTCATACCTGGACAAACATAAATGTCATATCCGTTGAACTGCAAGTTGAACTCATCACCTGCTTGATACATTTGCATATAACCCAAAGCGGTAATCGCTTGACGATAGTATTGAGCAGTTTGGCGGTTCATATACAATTTAGTATCAGGAGAACCAATCAAAGCGGCAGGAAGGTTGTTGATCAATTGATTTAGGTTAGCGATAACGTGAGTAGCACTCATTGCACCTGCTGACCAAGTAGCATTGTAGTAAGTACCTGCGTTAGCGTTAATCTTCTTTTCGAATCCATCGAATGAAGCGTAAGTTCCACCTGTATCACCTTGCCAAATTGTGTATTCAATAGTTTCAGCCACTTTACCTGCTGCATAACCAATTAAGAAATCAGCGAAGTTAGAAGGAACAACATCATTGATAAAACCACGACCAGTTGCAGCCGCTTCCCAATCAGATGCGAATTCTTTTTTGCAAAGTTCCAAGTTTACTTTCAAATCTGTAACGGTCAAAACTGACTCATCCAAATTCAATGAACCTTGTTGAGAGAAATCACAAGAAGCAGATTGAACCAAAGAAGCAGCGTTAGATAACTTCTTTAAAACCGCTTTGTATTTTACACCTTCTTTTAAGGTAACGTATCCTTTTGCTAAAGTGTCTCCTGACAAAATCGCAGCGTTGATATACGGTAACGCTAATTCACCATTATAAGATGAACTGTTGATTGTTAAGCTATCAGCCATTTTTTTATTTAATTATTTATATTTATTTATTATCGAAAAGATTCTGTTTTTAGAATCCAT